CCACCTCCTCCTCCGCCACCTCCCCCTGGTGGCCCGCCCCCGCAACAAGGACCGCCCAATGGAAATCCCGGTTGAAGTTAAGCGCGCTGGCGCAGAAGCCATCGCCGCCTACAAACGCGCCCTGCCCTACGGCGAGAAGTGGGCGTCGATGGTCGCCATGCAGATCGCACCAGGAACGTCCGGCACCGACCGTGCGTTTATGGAGGGCCGGATGAACAACCAGCAGCTGGACGACATGCCCGCCCGTCAGGCCAAGTATGTGGTGGCCGAGGCTGAAAAGGCCGGGGTCAGCATCAGCGGCAAGTATTACGTAGGCGGCTTGGCCGACAAGCGTGGCTGGCGTGACCCCAAGGCGTGGGTTTCCAGCAATGATGACATCCTCAAAGTCGCCCATGCCCGCCGACTGCATGTGAGCGGAACGGTCAACTACGACCCAGGCCCTGCGGCTCCCAAGCGCAAGCTGATCAGCGAGAAAATTGTTAAGGAAGAGGTCGCCCGTGAGAAGCGGCTGAATCCTTCCGCCAAGACGCGGGACATCCGCGAGAGCGTAATTGAGAAGCATGCCTACCGAGCCAAGGGTAGAGGGGTATGAGCTACAAGGAATTCCAGTTCCGGCGCGGCACGTCTGCGGAGTGGCTGGTGAAAAACCCAGTCCTCCTGCCGGGGGAAGTGGGCTATGAGCGAGACGTACCCACTGGCACGGAAACCTCAGTTGACACCTACACATACACAGACGGGGCGTTCGGGGTAGGGGCAATAAAGATAGGAGACGGGGTGACGCGGTGGAAGGATCTTCCTTACCTCCTCACGGCACTGAGGTTCTCGCTCCCATCATCCAGCGATGTAGAGATGACAGATATTAGGACCGGCGATGTGATGCGCTGGTCAAACGGGAAGTGGCGGAACCACCCCGAGGCAACACTGTTAGATGGGGGTAATTTCTGATGGCAACGATCCGTATTAAGCGCCGCGCCAATGGTAGTGGGGCTGGAACTCCAACCAGCTTGGCCAACGCAGAACTCTGCTTCAATGAGCAGACGAACATTCTGTACTATGGTACTGGCACTGGAGGGGCGGGTGGTCTGGCGACGAGCATCATCGCCATTGGTGGGAGTGGCGCGTTTGCCACTCAGGCTTACGTTACATCTGCCATAGCAGCAGGCGGCGGATCGGCAGACCTTTCTGGGTACGCCGCTCTCGCAGGAGCATCGTTTACCGGCAACGTGACGGTCGGCGGTAATCTGGTGGTCAATGGTACGACCACCACCATCTCGTCCACAACGCTCTCCGTAGCGGACAAAAACATTGAGTTGGCCAAAGGCAGCACCACCGATGCGGCTGCGGACGGCGGCGGCATCACTCTCCACGGAACGGGTGACTACACGCTTAATTGGGTGTCGGCCACCTCGTCTTGGACTAGCAGCGAGAACTTCAACCTCCTCACTGGCAAGGTCTACAAGATCGCCGGAACCCAAGTCTTGTCTGCCACTGCTCTCGGATCGGCAGTGGTTGGTTCCTCTTTGACGAGTGTCGGAACAATCGGCACGGGTACGTGGCAGGGCACGGCGGTTGCCGTAGCCTATGGCGGAACGGGGCTCACCTCCGCAGTCAACGGTCTGCTGAAGGGCAACGGCACCACCACTTACTCGCTAGCATCCGCTGGTACGGACTACCTGGCCCCAGACTCCGACATTAACGGAGGGACGTTTTAGTTGGCCACTGTTCGCATCCTTCGCAGCACAACCGCAGCGGCAGCGCCAAGTGCGTTAGTCAGCGGTCAGATCGCCATTAACGAAGCTGACGGCAAGCTGTATTATCGCAACGGCGCTGGTACTGTGACTTTGTTCGCCCCGCCTGCGGCCACAGGCAGCACCTTGGGCACGGTGATTGTTGGGAGCGGGCTCTCAGTGTCGTCAGGCACCATATCGGCAAACCTGACAAGCAGTACCACTGGAATCACAGGCGCAAATGCGGTGACGAATATCGTCTACCTGACTTCAGCCGCGTATGCGGCACTCGGTACAAAGAACAGCACTACCCTCTACATAGTCTCAGGGTGAGCCTTGGGTATCAATCTCGGTACAGCCGCACCGTCTGCATACTACCTCGGCAGCAACGCCGTGAGTGCGGTATATCTCGGCGGCACGCTGGTGTGGCCTCCTTCTGATTACTACTTCAGCCAAGTGGTGACGCTGCTGCACGGCGAAACTCTGGCGGACTCATCGCCGTACAATCGCACCGTCACGGCTAACACCACTGCCGCCAGCCTTTCGGCGACGCAGGCAAAGTTTGGTAGCAAGAGCTTGTATTCGTCAAACACAGGCAGCAATGGCTCGTTCACAATCGGCGCGACTGCGAAAACCTTTACCGCTGGAAACTACGACTTCGTCGTTGAATGGTGGCAGTATTTATCTGATATCACAGTTATGCGCTTTATATTGTCAGGGTCAGCAGACGATCCGTTTCTTGCATGGAATTACGCCTCGGCTGGCTATCTAAGTATTTATCCCAGTTATACTTTATCTGCGGCTTCTTCGTTGATTGCAAATCAGTGGCAATACATTGCAGTCGCTCGGGTCAATGGCGTGTATAGGCTTTATGTAGACGGCGTTTTTACCGGGCAGGCAACACTCACTTCTGATCGCGGCAACTGGGGCAAGGCTTTGTCTTTGGGAATAGCGGTTGGTGCCGGAAGTGCCAGCGCGGTTACAAACAACTCATATATTGACGAGTTGCGGATCACAGAGAAAACGAATCGCGGATACACGGGAAGCACCATTTCCGTTCCGACTGCATCATTTCCTGACTCTGGCCCAATGAGCGTGCCGCTGGAGTTTGGTGCGCAGGCGGCAAACGCGAGCGCAACACTCACATGGACTGCGCCTTTTTATGCTGGCGTGTCGGCAATCACTGATTATTCAGTCCAATATTCGACAAACAGCGGATCGACATGGACGAGTTTTCCCCATACGGCATCCACTGCAACGTCGGCAACTGTTACCGGACTGACAAACGGTACGGCGTATGTGTTCAGAGTGGCAGGCATTAGCGCAGCAGAAACAGGGACTTATACAGCCGCGTCGCCTAGCGTCACCCCATCGGCTTCAGCGTCTACCGCGTTCATCAGCACCCCCGGCACAAATAACTTTGCCAACTACGGAAACAGTTGCTTTTGGGATGGCAGCGACGTTACCTCACCTGCTGGAAACGTGACCAGTGTTGGCACAAACGGTGCGACGACAGCATACGGTATGCGCGATATGCAGGGCAGCGTTAGGCAGTGGGCGAGCAACCTCCAGCCGTGGGGTACGCAAACGGCTGACGGTAGGGGGCAGTTTGGCGAAGGGTTCACGGGTATCGCTTGCGACCGAAGCCAAGCGGATTCTAGGGCTGCATCCAGTTATTATTCGTACACATCAGGTTTTCGCGTTGCAAGCGCAAGCAACCCATATTCACTGACTAACTTCGCTCCGGTTGGTGACATAAGCAACGCCGCAGATACGATAATAAGCCCGAATCCCGGTTCCGTCTCATATTCGTATTACATGGGCATATACACTGTGACCAATACAGAGTATGCCGCGTTTCTTAATGCCGTTGCACAAACTGATCCAAACGGACTGTATGTCTCGGAAATGGCTGATATGCGTGGCGGCATCAATAGAAGTGGCACAAGCGGCAGCTACACATACTCGCTAAAAACTGATTACGGAAACAAGCCGGTGACAAACGTGTCTTGGCTCAATGCCGCTAGGTACTGCAACTGGCTTCACAACAACAAGCCAACCGGTTCGCAGTCAACAAGCACAACCGAAGATGGTGCTTACACAATGAGCGCGTCCGACATTACCAAAAATAGCGGCGCAAAATACGCACTGCCAACTGTGAACGAATGGTGGAAAGCAGCATATTACAAGGGTGGCAGCACAAGCGCGGGATACTGGAAGTACCCGACACAGTCGGATACTCAACCGGGTAAGACCACTTGCGACACACATGGTGTTGGAAACAGGGCGTAACAAATGGTTGACCTCACACACTTCACAAACGTGCCTGCGGAGCAGTGGATTAGCGAGTGGGAGACTCGCGCGCCGTCCGTTGACGGGCGCGAGGAAATGGTGTTGCAGCTTTATGGTATACGCAAGAGATGCGGCAGAGATGCCTGCTGGGAATACCGCAAATACATTAAGGAGATTGGTCATTTCCCGTTGCAAAAGCAGCGGTAAGGAGTCATTGCAGCCATGAGCGGCACGCTACGCACAATCGCCGACAGGCAAATACGAGTGATGCGTGGAGAGGGACACTAGTCTTATATGCCACCAACACGCATAAAACGTAGCAACACCTCAGCTGCCGTCCCAGCCTCGCTGGATGACGGGGAACTGGCCATCAACCAAGCGACGGGGACGCTGTACTACCGCACTGCCGCTGGGAGCGTGGCGACCCTCGTCTCATCTTCTGCGGCATCGATTGCGGAGTATGCCACCACTGCCAGTTTCCCCAGCACCGGCGTGGCGGCCACCTTGTACGTGGCAACCGATACAGGCAAGGCGTATCACTGGATCAACAGTGCCGTCTATGTGGAGTTCGGCCCGTTCGGTAGCCCGGGTGCTGCGGGTGCTACGGGTGCCGCTGGTGTTCCCAACTATTCCTTGGTCTATGCACTGAGTTAACTTATGGCCAACCCCAATCTCGGCACAACCACTTTGACCTACGCCAACAACTCGTTGGTGTCTCTCACGGCAACCACCGACACACTGCTCGCATCCAATGCAGCGTCCAGTGGTAAGGTGTTTCTGGTCGATAGCATTATCGTATCCAACACTAGTGCGGCTGGGGCGGATATCACCGTCACAATGTACGCCGCGACCACAAACTCAGGCACGGCCTACCGGATCGCCAACACCATTACAGTGCCAGCCAAGTCCACATTGGTGGTGGTGGCCAAGAGCAACGGCGTAAGCATCAAAGAAGCTCAGTCTATCTATGCCGCTGCCAGCGTTGCCAGCGCATTGGTGGTGACCGCGTTTTGGAAAGAGTTCGGATGAGCCGCCGCAAACCCACAGTGGACAGCAACACATGCTTCAATACCGGATCCAGAAGCGGGGCGTATTCGGTGGAGAATCATCCTGACGATGGCGGCATTGTCGGCAACTTTCCTTTCATCCCGTTGTGGACCGGAATCCGTGAGGCAGGCGATATCTTAGAAGCATATCCTCCGCCATCAGGACTGATCGGCGCGTTCTACTTTGATGACCTTCTACCCTACAACTGGAGTTAACAATGCCGCTGCCGGATCTTGCTAGGCCAGCGCGTGTTGAAGCGCGCCTGCTGCTCACAAAGCCAATCGACTCAACAACGGCCACCGTGTTGACTTGTGCGGCAAACACTACGCTGCGATTGCGCACCATTTATATCACCAATCAAACTGCCGCCGCACAGAGTTTTAATCTTAGCTTCGTTCGCAGCGGTGTAACGTATCCTCTGCACTCGGGCGTCTCCATTCCCCCAAAGAATCTGTTTAATGCGACCACTATTGACGATGCGGTTTACTTGGAGCCTGGCGACTCCCTGCAATTTGCGCAAACTGCGACAACCGCCAACAACCTCACGCTGTTCGTTTCATACGAAAGCATTACCTAATGCCCAAGTTGAATTACGGGTTTAAGGGAAATTCGTTGACGGCTGCGCAGGCTGTGGCCGCAGGGGCTGTGACAACGTCGCAAGACTATCAATACATCGTTCAGCTGGGCGCTGTGACCCCGCTGACTGCCCCCAGCGAACCGACAAACGTGTCTGCTACTCCAGGCGGTGGGCGGGTTGCGCTGAGTTGGTCGGCCCCGTCGTCCGCTGGCAGCAGCGCCGTGACCGGTTATCAGATTGTGTATGTCGCTGACGATGGCACAGAAGTGACCACAACCACTAGCGGAACTAGCAAGACTATCACCGGCCTGACCGCCGGAACCAATTACTCGTTTGCCGTCACGGCTGTGAATGCTTCTGCGGGAGCGGGTTCACCGGCCAGCGTGGGTGCTTCGCCAGTTGACCTTACTGTCCCAGTGCCTAGTTCTGTGAGTTGGGTCGGTGAACATTACACCAGCAGCTTTTCGGTATCCAATAGTACGATTACAGTTACTGATATCAACTCTTCCACCCTAGAATTTACGATGCCGGCTGCTACGCTGACTGTTACAAGAATAACCGACCCCAATGTAGGTAGTTTTATTGACCTGTCTTCTACTGGTGAGTTCGCAGCAAGTTATCTAGACAAAGAAGGAAGATATCATACAAATATTACTAATTACACTGTGAGCGGCTCCAAAAATTTACCTGCGGGCACATACTGGTTAAAGTTTATGAGATTTGATCCTACCTCTCCGGCTAACTTTACTGTAGTGTTGAGCTAATACTCAGAATAGGACGCTCTCATGCGTGGTGCAAAAATAACACTTCAGAACGGTCGTCGGTTTGCGTTGGTCGCTCGCAGCGGCAGTTACAGCATTGTCTGGCAGGCCCTTCCAGAAGAGGCCCGCGTGCCAGCGGGACGACGGTGGCACCCTATTAATGCAGCAGGTGCCATCGGCTCGCCGCTGGCGGCAGACGAACCAGCGGACGGGCTGTGCTGCATGGTTCGCAATCCTGTGGAGCGGTTCCGCTCCGCTTGCGCACGCCGCACAACAACCGTGGAAGAAGGGTTACAGCTGCTTCAAAGTGATGTTCACTTTTGGCCACTGGATGACATGGGGTTGCTGCAGGATGGCGTGACCCATTTCCGTTTCCCTGACCAGTTGGACACCTGTGCGGACTGGCTGGGCCTGCCCACTCCTGCGCCGCAGTTAAACGCCGAAGATGACGCTGGCAAGCCAACGCTCACGGAGGAGCAGGAGACTGCGATCCGCACAGCCTACGCTGCGGACATTCTGAAATGGGAGTCCCTCCAAGGATAAGCTATGGCAATCACGTTCCCCGGATCACCCAGTGTCGGTCAGTTGGTCACTCAGAACTCGCGAACCTATCAATGGACCGGGAAGACTTGGGACTTGTACGGCAATGTTGGCGTTCACAAGTCCACCCATGCCACAGGCGGCAGTGACGCTTTGACACCCAGCGACATTGGTGCGGCTCCTGTGGACAGTCCAGTTTTCACTGGAAATGTTGGCATCGGCGGCGTTACGCCCACCTGTAGGATGGACATACAGGCCACCAGCACCATAGCGAACCAGACTTGGACTGGTGGTACAGACTTTGTTCGATTGCTTGCTGGTTCTGGCAGTGCCTTCAGCGAGCAGTCAATTGCGTTCCAAGAGTCTGGCGGCGACGTAGGCGCTAGGATCGGTGTTAAGAACCGAGGTCTTGCTGCCTATGACATAATCTTTGCCAATAGGGACAATTCGTCCATAACGTCCACCTTTGCCGAGCGCATGAGGGTTGCGGCTACGGGTAACGTAGGCATCGGCATATCGGTTCCCACTATCTCTAGCGGGACCGGCCTCCACTGTGCTGGTTCGACGCTGCGTTTAGGAACGTCTCGGACTCCATCTAGCTCCACTGCTACAGGAAACACAGGGGAAATCTGCTGGGATGCCAGCTACCTGTATGTGTGCGTGAATACCAATACCTGGCGAAGAATCGCCCATTCCACTTGGTGATATATGTCTCTCCCTCTGCTGATGGCCCAAGAACCACTGACCGTCCCGTCAACCACCTACGACCGAATTTGGGTCGAACTGATTGAGATTGCCGCGCCCAGCCCTAGCGCCGACGCCAACGCCTACGTGCGCCTGCGCCGTTTTGGAATTCGGGACGGCGAAGTGGTCACAGATCCTGAGTCGTTTCGCCTGGAGGTGCCAAACATCCTTGCGTCCAGCGACCCTGACCTCGCTGCGGTTGTGACGGGTATTATGAACTACATCGCCAAAGTCGGTGCGGCTGAAGGCATCATCCAAGGACCAACATAGTGTTGACATACTACGACGCCGTCGAACATTTGATCACCGCCAGCTACGGAGGCCCGCAGGATGCTGAGCAGACCGATATCCGCACGTCTGTGCAGCGCGCCTATAGCGAACTCTCAACGCTGCGGGACTGGAACTACTACCAGATGCATGGCCGAATTAAGTTCTCCACCATCTGGCACGGGACCATCACGTACAGCAAGGACACACGCTACATCGATCTGGTGTCTGGAGATGCCTTCCCCACTAGCGCTGTGCTGTGCAGGATGCGCGTGAACAACACGGTTCTGAAGATTTCCCAGCGTGTCAGCAACACGCGACTCCTGTGCGATCCGGTCCTCACGCACCCCACGGACTTGGTAACTGCCACTTCAGCGATTCTGTACCAAGACACATTCCCGCTACCAGCAGACTTCCGCGCTGTCGATTCTCCCATCGACCATGTGGCTTGGACGCGGTTCATCTACGTGTCCGCCGACCAAGCGATGAAGCTGGAGAACGCTAACAACCTTGCCGGTCCACCGCATGCGTGGACGGTGATCAAAGACCCCGCCGGAACCGGCTGGGCAATTAAGGTGGTCGGCTATCCGGTGGAGAACAGTAACCTAGACTTCACCTATCGCCGTCTCCCAAGGCGTCTACGGATCTCTGGGCATGAGGCAGCGTCTCGTCAGGGCACTGTCAGTATCTCAGGAACCACGGTCACGGGAACGGGCACGGCTTTTACGCAGGGCATGGTGGGTTCGGTGCTTCGGATCGGAACTTCCACAGACTCCCCGGGCAGCGACGGGTCGATGAAGCCCTACGCGGATGAGGCTGTGATCACTGCGGTGGCCAGTGCAACGTCCTGCACTATCGCCACGCCTATGTCAGGGTCCGCTCTGCTGTATCTGGTCGCGGACATCTGCGACATGTCGAACGGCATGGTCAACGGATTCCTGTCCTGCGCTGCCTACTGGCTCGCCCGGGTACGCAACTCCAAGCCCGACAACGCCTTTGCCATGTACCAGCGCGACCTCCGGTTGGCCATGGAGAGCGACCAGCTGACTCCGTTCCAACAGCCGCAACGTGTGATATTCGACGCCATGGCATGGAGGACTCCGCTTCAGTCCGACAACTTCGATGGGGGTAACCCAGCGTGATCGTCATCGATAAGTGGCAGGGTCTTGTAAATAACGCTTCTCCGTATGCACTCCCGCCGGGGGCTGCGGTCATCCAGTTCAACTTGCAAAGCGTAATCCCAGGCCAGCTGACAGTTCGCCCAGGCTTGCAACCCTTGGCATTCACCTCTGCCGACAGCACCACGTCCAGCATCCGGGTGGCGTTCCGATATCAGAACGGCACCGCAGAGCATCTCGTCTACCAAGACGCCACAGGCAAAATATTCTCATCAGTAAAAACGGGTTCGGCCTAATGACATATCTCACGCAACGCCGATCCGGCCAAGTCGTTTCCATCTCCCTATCCACTGGGGGATCGGGATACACATCGCCTCCTACGGTGAACCTGTCTGGCGGCGGAGGCACTGGTGCCGTGGCCATCGCCCACATGTCGGGCACCATGGTTGAGTCGGTCGTCATCACCAATGGCGGCACGGGCTACACCTCCGCCCCCGTTGTGACGATCTCTGGGAATGCCCAAGCTGCGGCTGGCGTGTACTCAGGCGGCGTGATCCCGACCTCGTTTGTTCGCTCCCGCTTCAATGACCTGTACGGGTTTGACGGCATGGGGCGCGGCCTGCGCTGGAACGGCACGGCTGGAACGATGCAGCCAATCGGCTTGCGTAAGCCATACAAGGGTCCAGCGGTGACCATTGCTAGCACGGCAATGGGTGGGTACGTGGATTCGATCACAGTTGTCTCGCCCGGGTCAGGCTATAACGTCGCCCCGAAGATCACGTTCACTGGTGGAACTCCCACAAAGACTGCGGTTGCCCTTGCCGAGGTGATGGGGGGCGTGATCGCAGGCGTCACGGTCACTGACCCTGGCGCGGGATACCAAGCCGCCCCGCAGGTTTCGCTGACATCCAGTAATGCATCGGGTTCTGCGTTCAACGTCAATGTCCGTGGCCAGATCCAAGCAGTGACGATCATCTCCAACGGATCCGGGTACACATCGCAGCCCACAGTTGTCTTCTCCACAGGGCAAGGACTGCTGCAAGCCAACGCCAACGCCATCACTTCCAATGGCAGCATATCCAACATCAACCTGCTTAGCGCTGGGACCGGCGCAACGACAGCGGTTACGGCAACCGTCACTGGCGGCGGAGGCACGGGCGCAGCCCTTCTTGTCGGTATGCAGTATGGCATTCAGTCGGTGACAGTCTCTAACGGTGGCACTGGATTTCAGACGCCTCCGATCATCCAGTTCCTTCCCGACAAGTCGGACACCACATCAGTCGCCGCTGCGGCCACAGCTGCGGTGTCTGGCGGGGCAATTACCGGAATCACCGTGACAGCCGGTGGGTTCTACTCCGCGCCGCCAACTGTGTTCTTAGGTGACTACAACGCCACCGCTACAGCTACCATTTCCAACGTGATGCGTGGCACCTACAAGTGCGCGATGCGGTATTTCGATGACACACCGGAGAAGTTCCGTGGTCCTGTCTACTCGTCCATCTCTGAGTTGGTTGAAGTCAAAATGCCAGACGGGGCATCGTCGCTGACATGGACTCTTGCCCACTCTGGTCTAGACGACCGCGTGGCGGGTGTTGAGCTATGGAGGACAACGGCAGACCAGAGCGTCCTGCTGTTCCGGGTGGCGAAGATCCTACGCTCCGCCGCCAACTTCTCAGGCACCTACACCGACACGTTCACGGACGACCAGTTGTCTGATGACACCAAGGATGGCTACGGGCTTCTCCCGGTCACGCTGCCCAGCGGACAGATCAACGCCCGCCGGTTCGGAGTCCCCCCGGCGAACTTCTCTGTGGCCTGCATGTTCCAAGACCGCTGCTGGCTGGGCGTGGACACAACGGGCGAGAAGCCCAACAGCCTGTACTACTCGGAAGTTGATGAGCCGGAATCCATCCCAATGGAGAACGAGATCGTTGTCCAAGAGAATGCCGGGGACTCCGATGCAATCGTCGCCCTAATCCCTCTTGGTGCCTCGCTGCTCGCCGTGCAGACCAGGCATATCTACCGCATCCAGTACGTTGCCCAGCCGGTCTTAGATGCGAGCATTATGCTGACGGCCTACCGGGGGATTCTCAACAGCCGATGCTGGGACGTGATGGGAGGCGTGGCTTTCATCGCTGACAGCTACGGTGTTTACGCATTCGATGGACGGAATGACGAAGCGGTGTCGGTGCCAATTGATAACCTCTTCCGCAACGGTCATATCGATTTCGCTAAGTCCTCGCAGTTCTTTGTCCGCGCTGACATCGCCACTAAGGTGGTGCGGTTCTTTTACTGTCGCAGCACTGACTCTTTGCCAGTCCACGCTCTATGTTATTGCGCTGCGACGAAGACGTGGTGGCGTGAAGGGTACAGCTATCCGGTGACCGCTGCCGCCCCTTACGCATCCAGCGGGAAGCAGGGGATCGCCTACGGACTTGGCGACGGATCGTTTGCCACGCTGGATGGCTACTCTGACCGTGGCGCTGCAATCCCATATGTCTATCAGACGGGCAACATGCTGTTGGCCCCCGAAGAGGGCAGGCGTGGCGTGTCGGTGACATACACTCCGACCGCTGGAGATTCAACGCTGGCGCTGCGTAGGCATTTCAATGGCTCGGCATCGGCTCGGCAGAATGCCGCCGCCTCAGACCGGGGAGATGGCTTTGTGTCTCAGTTCCCAGGAACAGACGCCACGCTGAATATGAAGCTCACGCGGTCTGCGCTTGGTGACGCGGTGGGCGTGGCGAGGGCAATGTTCTCTGGCGGCAATGAGGAGCGATCCGGCGGTGCCGACCGTCACATTGCGGTGGCGTTCTCGGGGACGCAGTCTACATCCAGTGACGCTCCTGCGATCCATTCCATCACCATTGAGGGCGCTCAGTAATGTTCACCCAAAGCATGCCGCAACTTGCGCAGGCATTGTCAGGCGCTCTGCCAGAGGATGCCCTTCGCCAGCTGATGCAAGCCTTGGGGAATTGCCAACAGCCGCTGACGCATCGCGGCGCGGTAAACCTTATTCCCCCAACCACCACGGGCGTTGGTGCATTGCAGAGGCGCGGGACATGGAACCCAGCCGACTACCAAGGTCTGCTTCCAAACGCTGGCTCGCAGGGATATGTGGACACTCCGGGTGCTGGCGGGAACACAACGAACAACAACGTCACCAACAAGTACGGCGGCGGGACGTTTAATTTCCCAATGGATCAAAACTTCAATACCAACAACTACTACGGCGGAGACAACTTCACCGTACTTGGCAACACCTATTTCTCCAACATCACCACTAACAATATCAATATCACCCAAGGCGGCGGTGGCGTGACCTTTGGCGGAGGTGGCCCCGGAGGATTCCCTTACCCGCAGCCAGACCCGGGCGGTGGCGGTGGATTTAATCCCGGTCCAGGTGACGGCGGCGGCTTTGGCCCAGGCGGTGGCCCCGGCGGCAGTGGCCCAATCATTGTGTTCCCTACACCAGGATTCCCCGGTATGCCCGGTGGGCCTGGCTGGCCACGCAACGGCCCCGGTGGTGGCGGCGGCGGCGGAGGGGGAGGCAATGGAAAGACAAAAGTCTTGGTGCCCGTTGCCACCGATGGGACTCTTGGTGGCAACCAGGACCAAGCTGTTATTGTTACCGGCAGCGTGAGTGTCCCGACCGTCACTGGCGCAACGCTGGATGACAACTGTCAAATCCAACTTACGACTGGCACCAAAAGCGTGTCTGTCACACTCACTGGGACTGTATCGGTTCCAACGAAGGTCACAATCAATTCGTCGCCACAAGTTTTTCAGCTGTCATAACTATGCCATGTAGTTGTTGTGAAACTGGTCGCTGTTGTTCGGGAAGTAACTGTGCTTCCAACAAGAAGGTGACGTGCAAAAACTCTGGCGGGACGTTTACAGCGGGTGGAACCTGCGTTGAGCTTGCATGCACTTTTAGTAATCCCTGCAACAATCCGTGCGCCGTGCATAATTTCTGCATGTGCAATGCGCTTGGTGGCACATTGCAACCTGTTAGCACCTGCGACTGCACGGCACTATCTGCTGCAGGAGTAGATAACGGTGGATGCTGCGGTGCGAAGTGCCAAGTTTGCTCTGGCTCCGGTAATTGCATCAGTATTTGCAATAGTTTCCAAGAGTGCTGTGCCGGACGGTGTTGTCCCGAAGATCAAAAATGCAAGTATTCTGGAACCGCCACGCCGACGTGCGTTGATAAATGCCAGAGTGGCGAGACGATCTGTAGGACCGGCAATAATGCCTTTTCCTATCAGTGCTGCGGACCAGCATCCAAATGCTGCGGCACTGCGGGCTGCAAATCCACAAGTTCCAGCAAGACAATCAAAGTGTCTGCAACAGCATCTGACTGGACAGACACTGGCATGGATATCTCTGGGAGCTTTGCAATCACCGCCAGTGGTACAGCTACGTGGGCCGATGGCCGCGCAGACGGCACTCCCAACGGCATTTTCACAGGCGGCGCATGCTTGCAGGGGAATAGCGGCATCAACGTGGTGGCATCGATATGCCATTTTGCGCTTATTGGACGCCTCGGCACGGGCGGAACGCCGTTCTTAGTTGGCTCTTCCTACGGCTCTGACGCCGGAAGCGGCGCAACCGGCAGGCTGTATTTGAGAATCAACGACACCAACACACTAGACAACATCGGGTATTTCACGGTCAGCATTATCGCAATCGTTGACCCGTGCCCCAACCCGACATTGCTATTTGCCGACGAACCCGTAGTCCTTGCTGACCAACCGTCAGGACCGGGAACAGAAGCCAAGTTATTTCTAAAGCTCTTTGGGATCGTCGCCTCCCCGACCTGCTCCTGTAACGCCCGCGCCCGCCAGATGGACGAATGGGGCGAATACGGCTGTCTGAAGCGGATTCCCGAAATCACCGGCTGGCTGCGGGAAGAGTCAGAAAAGCGGGGCTTGTGGTTCTTTGCCCCGGCTGGGGTGGCCCTAATTCTCTTGGCTATTTCAGTGGCGGCACTCAAACGCCTCTGGAAAGGCAATAACAAGTAGGAGAACTAAATGTCCAAATTTGATGGTACATTCCTCGCCCCTTATGGTGCAAACACTGCCAAGGAATATGCCACGCAGGTTGGTGGTCAGCTGGCGCAGGCTCCGGGTCAGTTTGGACAGACGCTCGGCGGCATGTATGGCAGCTACAACCAAGGCTATGGCAGCTACAACCAGGCTCTCCAGGGCCTTGGCAATAGCTATGCGCAGAACTACGCGGCCATGGCTGGCGGCATCGGGAGCGTAGCGAACGCTCTCGGCAACACCTGGAACAACCAGCAGGCCAATAGCCAAGCCGCGTCTGCTGCTGAAGCCGCCCGTCAGGCTGCGGTGTCGAATCTCGGCACGGCGGCAATGACTGCCTACGGCGGCGTGGCTGGGCAGGGGTTGCAGGCGTGGGCGCAGAATCAGAACGGCTATCAAAAGTCTTTGTCTGACATGGCCGGATCGAACCAAGCGGCAGTCAGCCAGCTTGGGGTGGGCCGATACAACGCGCTCGCCAATCTTGGCAAGTCCGGCGCGTCCATGCAGGTCGGGCGTGACGTGTCTGCAGCTATCCCCGGCATGGGTGGCTGGATCGGCAACACGTTCTCCGCTCCCAACTACCGCGACCCAACTGCTCCCACCGGATCTGGCGGCGGAGCGTCCGGTAGCCCGGGGTACGACATGCTTAGCGGTCTACGTAGCGATATCAATAACAACAAGGAACTGAATGCGCTCTCCAGCGGTTACGGTTCTTCGCTTGGTTCGCTAAATGCCGACCAAGCCCAAGCTCGCAACATGCCTCGCACTATGGTGAGCGATGCATACGGCTCGTTGATGGACTTCAACAAGCTGAATCTCGGTGCGTCCACCGACGGTATGAATCAGTTCTACAACAACTACCAGAATCCACCGAATCCAACCCGGCCAGGCCAAGCGATCCCGACCGGCTCCATCTTGGACGCGCTGGCTGGCGGATATAGCGATTCTGCTAATCGGATTGGAACGGTCCAGAAGGACGTGAACTCTGGCTGGGGCGACAACAAGAGCATCTACGGCAAGTCCACCGCCGGGGTCAACGATCTATACAACCGCTCCATCGGCAACTTGGGCGTGTTCGATAACCAGATGCAAACTCAGCAGAACGACTGGAATCTGCAAGACGCGGCAGCTGCTCGCGCCAAGCAAAAACAGCAGAGCGCGGCGTCTTCTCCCGCGCTGTACGGGCCTGGCACCGCCTACAAGAACGCAAACGACTACGTAATGCACTCCAAGCGATAAGCATGCAATCACCATACTTCCAATACCCGCAAGGCCACCAAGACGTTCTTAATTCCCTGTTGCAAAACAACATGGCTCAGAACGACATGGATACAGCCAAGAGGCAGTCTGAAATTGGTGACACTGCCAAGCGGTTCGCTAACCAGTACCAGCTGCAGGCTATGCAGAATCAGTTGGCCACGCAGGATCAGCAGAACAACATGCTGCAGACTCGCCTTAACGGTGTGTATGGTCCCGCAGGAAATCTCCTCCAAGGGTTGTTCAATTGATTAATCAGCAGAACATCCGCTCGGCATATAACAACAACTTCGCAAACGCCATTGTCTCTGGCGACCCGCGCATGCAGGTTAAGCAGATGGATCGCGGGGGAATGTCCCGGGGTGCTGGTCAGTACAGCGCCGCTGGCATGCAGGGCGCAGCGAAGATGGCCGAAGGTATCGCTAACGCCTACGGCCAGAAGCAGCAGGCCCAAGATTACAACACGGCTGCAGGACAGCAGAACTACCAGCAGGACGCTACTCAGCAGCAGGCGCTCGGTGCGCTCGCCCAGCAGCAGCAATACAACACACAGATGGCCGCACTACAGCGGCAGAACTCAGCGATGAACTTTGCATCTTCGATTCTTGGGGGGTTACTCAACTAATGGCTCGCATCGACTTTGACTTGGACGACCTGACGCAGGCCGGACTAAAGCGGCTGGTGAAGCAGCTTATGTCTGCAAGCGACAAGGACGAGCAGAAGATAATGAGCAAGCTCGGCAAGCACGGTGCAGCTGAAGAGAAGGCCGAAGGCAAGCCGCACAAGCAGAAGAATGATCTGGCCGACCTAGACGAAGAGATGCACGGCAAGCCGAATACTCCGATGGTCAACGCGGACGACATGCCATACGAAGGTGACGACGAACTGCCGGATGTGCCAAAGAAGAAGGGCAAGCTGCGTGGCTGATAAGTTTTCGATTGCTACCGACATGTTGTCGGCTATGACCCAGCGCTCTGGCGTGAACTCTCGCTGGCTCACGGAGGCGCTGCAGGCTGGCAAGATCACGCCCGACATGCCTGGGGACGAGATCCATCGAATTGTCGCCCAAATGTCCGGTCGTCTCCCTGCGCCGTCCGGCCCCGCGCCAACTGGCCAAGCAGACGCGGCACCCGACATCCGCTCCCTCATTCGTTACGGCACCTCTGGCCCAGGCGTCCCTGTCCAGCCGCCCCTCAATACCGGATACACGCCAGGGATGCAGGGAACTGCTCTTGCCAATGGCGTTGAGAACATGGGCCTTGGCCCGCGTGTATCGCAGCAGGCTGGCGGCCTGATCCCCAGCCCTGTTGACCCTCGCAAGTTCACCATGGGCGATGTTCCTCCGGGTACTGGCTACACGCCTGAGATGATTGCCGAGGCGTATCGGCGTGGCGTTGAGATACCCATGCCGCGCCAGCAGGCGGCTCCGGTGGACGTTGGCATGCGCGGCCTCCCAGGTCCAGTTGCATCGCCGGAACAACTTGCCCAGATCGAACGGGCTAGGCGTATGTATGGCAGTGCTGCCGGTCGCACTGATGACATCCTTGCTGGAGCGGACCCTAACACCGG